ATCTAGTTTTTCTACCATACTCTGTAGTACATCATATTTTTCTTCAGGGATAGTTACATAATGTTCTTCAAAAAGACCTTTTAGACCAGTCATAAAGGATTCTGTAAGTTCCTCTTTTAGACCGCCTTCTACTGCAAGTTGATTCTCAGTGAACCATTCTTCAGCAACATACTCTAGGTAGGAATCAACACGCTCATTAAGAGCACCTTTGATTTCCTCAACTTCCTCAACGAGTTTAGTCTCGTAACCAGCCTCAAGAGATTCCTTGATCTGTATTACTTTACCTTTGATCGCAGCTTCGAAGATTGTCTTCGCTTTGTTCTTAAACTCTTCAGAAAGTTCTTCACCCTCTACAAGAGCAGTAACGTCTTCATCAACGTTGATCTCTGTGTAATCAGGTGCTTCAGCAACAACTTCCTCTTCAGTAGTTTCTTCTTCAGATACTACTCCATCAGTTGTTGTTTCTTCTTCTGCTACTACTTCATCGGTAGTAGTTTCTTCTTCCTCGATAACGGAATTGTTAGAAGCTTCGGTTTCCTCTGCTTTAACAGCATTCTTATTAACTACATCCCTAACTTGCTTAAGAGATCCAGCAGCAGTTTTTAACTTTGCTGAATCGTTAGTTGGACTGTAGTTTTCAGGTGTAGGACCGCCAAGATCCTCAAATGGAGGATTGTTACCAGGAGTTCCTGATATTGGACTTGGAATGGACTGGTCTCCAGGAGCTGCATTTGCGTTAACTGCAGTCTTGGATTGCTTAACGTCCTCTTCCATTGCTTGTAATTGGTTGTCACTAGACATTTGAAGTTCTCCGAATTCTCGTTATGTGTGAAAAAATCTATATTTATTTATACTATAAGACTTTACAATGAGTTTATAAACTCATTGAAGAGACCTAATTTGTTCTCTTCTAGCCGTTTTTGATCAACTAAAGTGTTGATTCTCCTCTTTGCATCCGATGCAAATTTCTCTCTGAGTATGTTTCCTTCCCATACCCACTCTTTACCTTCCATAATTCCCTCAACAAATGCATCGGGAGCTGATGGATCGGCAACTATATCTGCTGCTGTTGCTAACATAAAGTCTTCACCAACAACATTAAATCCCTCTTTAGTAGGTTTCAACGAACCAATACCACGAGATGAAACACCGAGTTTTACACCTTCTTCTATAAGATTAGATGCAATTTTACCCATTGGTGTATTTAAAATCTTCGCTTTTCCAATAAAATTAGATCCACTTTCTTTAAGTGAAACAATCTTATGAGATACACGATCAAGATTAACAGTTGGACCATCAGGATGACCTAACTCTCCAAGTGCTCTACCACTAGTAATATTAGATTCACTATACCGTTGAACTTCCTTACGGAGAGTATCCATTGGGTACATTCTACCATTACGATTTTTAATATTACCTTGAAGGAAAATACCTTCTATGAAAAGAGATTTTTTACCTCCTTTTGCTTCAGTAATAATCTTTACCGATTCAATTTCTTCTCTTATGAGTTTCATTTTATTCCGAAACTAATATTGCATTAATAGTTATTTATAATTACTCGGTGTCAGATGCTTCTGAGGCACCAGAAATTACATCTGCAGCATCTGAAACTGCCTGATCTACTTCTAGTTGATCTGATCCAAAAGTAGAAGCAGCTACAGAACCTTTAACATCATCAATTTTTCCTGCTGTTTTTGCAAACAAAATATCCTTAATCTTGTCGCTAATATTGGATGGAGACTCATCAGAAATGATCATATCCATTAAATTGTCTTCCATTTTAAGTCAAAAACATATATAGTCCTTAATATTTATATCTCTCCTCCAGTGGGAATATCAGCAGAATCAACAGCCTGTGCTTGTTTTTCTAGATCTGGTTCCATAATTGGAGCTCCCAAATTTTCTAATGGTTGTCCAGTTTCGGGATCAACTGGAGCCATTGGATCAGGAATAACACCATCCTTAATTTCCTTCTCCATGAGTTTATCTTGTTCAATAATCTCCTCATCAGTCTGTCTTAGAAGTTTTCTTCTTACATAATCCTGAGAATAATATCTTCCAACATATGGTTCAGCAGATGTTGCAGCTGCCATTCTCTCATTAAATAACTCAGTTTCTTTTAATTCTGCAAAATGATTATCATATAAGAAGTCATATTGTATATGTTCACTCATTGTTTCCCAATCTTCTGGGGTTACAATATTCTTTAATAATAACTGTGTTCTTAGCATATCATTGAACAAATTAGAGAATCTCTTTCTCAAACGTCCAACAAATTTACTGAATTTTAATTCATCACGAAGGATCTCTGATGATCTTCCCATATTAAAACCACCATCTCCTTCTATTCTAGAGATAGGTACATTAAGTGACTTGAATAATTTCTTCTTAAAGTATTCAATGTCAGTGATTTCACCAAGGTTTTGTCCACCTGGAAGTGTTGTAATTTCTGTTCCTCTACCACCTTCTCTTCTTGGAAGCCAGAAATCTTCCAACATTGCCATATATTTTTTATCATCACGGACTTCACCAGTGTTAGCATCATATACTAACTTGTTACGATACCTATTCATTACATCACGAAGGTATTGTTCTGCCTTAACTTTAGGAAGATTACCAACATCAATATAGAATATTCTTCTTTCTGGTGCTCTTGATAATCTGTAAATAACAAGACTATCCTCAATCATTCTAAGTTGATTGAGTGATTTAATTGCTTTGTGTAAGAAAGATAAGGTATTACCTTTATTTCTATCAACTAAACCAGATGTGCAGTATGCAATTGCATCTTTTGCAATTTTTATACCACCACCTGCTGAAGCATTTCCACCAGTAGGATATTGTGCTTTTGGATTATATAGATAATATTCTTCTATCTCAGGCCATTCATAATCCATTGGATTATCATTAAGCATTGCTGGATTTCTAAACTTATCATTTTCATTTTTCTTCTGCTGTCTCACATAACGCATTTTTATTGCGTCAATGTATCTTAATTCTTGTATACCTTCATGAGGTTTTTTAAGATCTATCATTTTATGATAATAGATCCTACCATCTACATACCAATTACGAACAATTTCATGTGCTTTTTTATCAAAATCCAATAAATCTTTTATATATTTAAATTCATCTCTAAGTTTTTTCTTAATACCATCACTGGCATTTAAATGATCCAAGTCTAATTCTACAGGACTATCATTCAAATCTGATACTATTGCTTCCTGAATAACATCTTCAATAGCACTATCACATTCTGGATGCAATGCCATCTCACGATATCTTCTTATTAATTCATATTCTGTTTTATAGATTCCTTCAATATCAACATAAGAACCAAAAAATCCACTACTCAGATAGTAGTCAACCCCGTCCTCGTTATTTGGAGGTACGGGGGAAACTACGTCTGGTGAAATTGGTTCGTTATCCTCGATTGAGAATCCAAACAATTTAGACATTATCTATTTTCTATAGTTACATAGTATTTATTATAACACAAAACTAACGTTAATTCAATGGACCACCAGAAATTTCTGCAGGAGCCCAGTAGTTAACTTGGAATTCTACAGTAAATTCTTCAATTACATCTGAAGAATCATAAGATAAATCAATAGCACTGACACTTGTTGGCCAAATATCAAAGAAATTGTATGATTTACTTTTGGATAATCCTTTATCACTAACGGTTGTTGTAGTTGATTTTCCTCGTTTAAGTTGAGTAACGGTAGCATTCCTCATATAATCTGTTGGATTTGTAGCACCAGATCCATCAGCATACTGAGCAATTGTTTGAGCCCAAGTCTCCATTGCGGTACGAATTTTGAAATCAACATCGTTGATAACAGTAATTGACCAAGGTGCAAATGTACGATCACCTGCAACTTTAAATGTTCTTCCTCTAAAAGGAACTTCTACCAATCCAACTGTGGATTCTGGTAGAGATGATCCTTTTACAAGCATATTAAAATCAGATGCTCCATCTCCCTTTGCAATTGCAGCATTGCCTGGAAAATTTGGGATTACGACCTCAAATAAATTAGGTCTTGCTCCCCCCATATTGAGAGCCTTTTTAAAATCGATTAAGGTGTTAGCCATTGTTTTTAATTCCTCCTTGTATTAATGTGCTAGATTTAAACTCGACCTGCTACTTCCTCGAAACTAACACCAGTACGGGTAGCAACGAAAGTAAGAGTAACATAGTTGATT